GGGTGTATAAATAAGATTAGGAAAATGAAAAATGCATTACACCCCTGATGAACACGCCGCTGTTGTCGCCCACCGCGCTCTGCAAAAAAATTCCACGAATACGCACGGGCTTCTAAATGAACCCGAATCTAAAATGATCGTCGCAAGAGGTGTGATTGCACAAGCGAGCGCACAGGCTCGTCACGATGCATGGCACACGGCTTGGCATAACGCGCCTGAACACGAACGACCCGCCATTGAGGCGGCATCACGCGCCGCTGAGAAGAAATTGATCCATTTGCCTACGCCAAGTAACAGAATCCCAAAGTAAACAAAAGTCAGCCCCATGACACTTTGAATGCCCCGAAAGGGGCATTTTTAGTTTCCATAAATAAAGATATGAAAAATCGTCTCAAAAATGAATCAAATATCTTCGTGGATGCATTTGATGAAACCATGCTGTATGGGATGAAATTGGGATATGTCAATGTTTTTTGGGATGAGAAGGGTATGCATACCTTTTTCATCTATGCAAATGGAACCAAGGCTGTGTTAAATGGTTCATGGGAAAAGAGCGAACCTTACGATTATTGGAATATCAACTAATGAAAACATTTCTAGAATTTATCACAGAAGCAACTTTCAATGGGGTGAAGGTCAAAGATACAGCATTCACAAAGAAATTCAAATCATTGGTGGGTATGGTAACAGCCAACGCAGCCAATCAATCAGGCATTCATCCCGCCTTCAAGGCAGCGGAGAACCATTGGCGTTTGACAGGTCATGTAGGTGATGCACATACGACTAGAGAAATTGCTGACATGAAGCGGAAGGTATTTGGCAGTGGTGGTGAGAATTCTGAGATTTATTGGATTCACCACAAGCACGGTCTGATCAGGACTCCCGCACATGAAAATGAAACACACAGAGACCATGAAGAGGGATATGTTGGAAAGTTGCCTCCAAAGCATGAAATGGCTATCAGAAAGCCTCTCGCCCGTGGACGGATCGAGCATCATGGAGACGGTCATGGAAGCGTCACCCTTACAGCAACAACTCCGCACGATACTCGTCATGCCATAGGTGTATTGAGACAACATTATCCAAAATATAGAATTCATAATGGTCACGGTCAAGAATTTGAAGAGTTTCATGAAGAAACTGATTTTTCTAAAAGATTCCAAAATCTGCACAGAGAAGTAAAGGCTATGTCAAAGAAGAGAATGACAACCGATCCAAATACTCCTCATATAATTCACGCAGCGGCAAGAAGCCCACACCTACTTACGGGTCATCATGGCGACGAACACATCACTCGCGAGATTGCTGATGCCAAGCGCAGAGTATTTGGTAGTGAGGGCGAGAATTCTGAATTATTTTGGCATCACAAAACTCATGGAATAGTGACAGTTCCCGTGACACCGAACACAACCCACGATGTTCACGAATATGAGGAAGGTGGAGTTCTTCATAATGATGTCGCAAGATCACTGAGAGATCCAAGAGCGGTGAATGCCAAAGGCAGAATCGAACATCACCCTCCTCATAGTCGCTATGGGGGAATCATAAGTCTCATGCCACAAATGGGAGGGGATCTTCGTACTGCTATTCGTGAAATGGAAAGAAAATATCCAACATATAAGATCCATAACGGTTACGGGGTAGAGTACACCAAGGAAGATGTCAATAAAGTCACGAAAACAACTCTCATAATTCGACCCATTCAAAAACTATAAATACTAAAGAATCACAAGGAGATTTTCAATGGGAACACCAAATTTTATGCAAAAAATGTATCTCGCCAAGGCACTCGACCAAGACACAGATCACTTGTTCGACCATCCTCTCGAAGAGAAGTCAGAGGAAACCAAATGCACTAGCGGCTGTAAGTGTGTTGATTGCAAGGGTCTCAAGAGAATCACCGATAATGGAAAAGGAAAGAAATAATGGATAAGTCGAATCAAAAATCTCTCAACGAAACAATTCAAAATCTAAACAAAGTTGATGCACCAAAAAACATCACAGAAGGATTCTTTCAATCGCCTGAACAAAAGGTATTGAATGCTTCACTCATTCAATCAATCGTTGAGGCTACATCTGTTGGGTCAATTGACGAAAGTGGTAAGCAGAGAGCGGCAAGAAAGATTGCTTCTTGGCAGCGGAACAACCGTAATATTCGTGCGGGTCGAAAACCTAGCCCCAAATCCCCCTCAGATACAGAAGTATACGATGATGTTAATAAAATCCACGGTAAAATAGCACTAAAGGCTTTGAGACCTTATGGGAACTCGAATGAGAGACCCCTAACAAAACGAGAAAGAAACATACTTAAACAAACAGAAACTAGAAACCCTGGTCGTGCAAAAACTACAGCATCCGTTGCTCGATACGATGCAAGAGATGAATTGATAAGCAAAGGGCAGGAAAATGCTAGATTCTCTAGAGCATACGAAACAAAAGGCACTCGTCCCGCACCAAGCCGCTTAGTACCAAGCGTATCAATGCCAGGTACATTGAGTAAAGAGGAAAGTGCAAAGAAACGCGCAGCGCAAGCAGCCAAGCGCGAAGCCGCAGCGGCAGAATTGGCTAAACCAAGATTGCCAAAAATAACAAAAGAATCTTTTGAAGAAAAATTGAAGTTTGCTCATATTGTGAAGAGACTATCGAAGTCTGCTTTGGCAAACAGAGCAGCAAAAATTCGAGCGAGAAATGAAGGATTCGATGGAATAGCAGAAGAGGCTGATGAGACCCCAAAGCCAAAGCGTATCCGCAAGCCAAAGGCTGCTGCCCCTGCTCCTGCTAAACCACAAGCAAAGCGTGTTGTCAAGCCAAAGCGCGTCAGCCCATTTGAGAATCTATTTGCAGGTAAGGGACATAAATTATCAAATGAAACGCTAGCCCTAAAGAAGGAATATGATGCTCACAGAGCAGCAGGGCATAATCAGGAAAAAGCAACAGACATGGTCTATGCGGGAGTCGCAGCAAAAGACAAAAAGAAAAAAGCGATTCTCAACAGAATCCTAAACACACCAAGAGAACCGTCAACTATCCAACTAGCGCGAGGAGTGGGGAAAGCCGTGAATAGAGTAGGGCGAGCCGTAAACACAGTGGGGCGAGGAGTGGGGCGAGCCGTGAATACTCTTACAGATCGTGAACTTCTTCCTGCACTAGGAAAGTCACTAGCGAAAAGAGCGGGGCGAGGAGTTGGGGGGGTAAGCAGAGCCGCAATGAGGTCAAAGGTAGGCAAAGTCGTCACTGCCGCCGCAACTGAGTACTCCCGTGTTCGTGCTGCAAATGAATCAATCGAAGTGAATGAATTGAATTCTACTTTGGGCAAACTTCAAGCGGCTCGTAAGAGACGAAAAACTGCTCGTTTGGCTTTGAATAATTCAGTAATCGTTGATCAAATCAACCTCGTAAATGAAGCCAAGCCATCAACAGCGGTTCGTAATGACATCGTACAGGCTCGTAAAAGAGAAGGAAGAGCAACACGATTAAACAATTTAGGAAAATTGTTGAGAGGTAACACAAGAGTTGCCAAAGCCGTCGCGGCGGGTGAATCAAAGAGTAGTTGTTGAACAAATAAGATTAGGATAATCAAAAACAATGAACAAATACAAAACAATTTTATCAGAAAATTTCATAAGAAATACAATGTGTCGCGCGGTTATAGTGAAAGAAGAAATGCTTCAAACCAAAGAATCTTGGCGCGATGATGGTGCTTTGGATGTAGACGCATGTGCTTTTAGTGATTATTTGAATTTTCTGTCAGAATCATCATCCCTCTCATTACCACAAATGCCGAACCAAGGCGGTGATAAGCCTACATGGAAAAAGGTTCAGGCAGGTTTTGATGAAGTAAAAACCCCTGAAGATCAAAAGAGATTGCACAAAGAAGGAAAAAAGATTCGTAAGAATCCACTTCTTGGTAAAGGTAATCCAAAATTGGCAAAGGAAAAACTTAATCCTCAAACTAAGCATCTTAGAACGCTAGGATTATCTCTCACGCCGCATAAAGAGGGTAGACTCAATACCTGTGCATCAGCAACACCTGAATGTGCGGCGGCATGTCTAAACAAAGCAGGTCGTGGAAAGATGGAGGGTGTTCAAACAGGACGAATGAAGAGAATGGATCACATGATAGATCATCCATCCCACTTTATGGCGGCATTGCATGGTGAAGTACATTCACACGAAAAATCCTCCCGAGCAGCAGGTGAAACCCCCGTTGTTCGACCGAATATCGTTAGTGATATTCCTTTTGAAAAACTACACCCACAAATCTTTACACAACATCCACATACAACATTTTATGATTATACGAAACATAAGGATCGTGTCATGAATCATGATGGTACGCCAAAACCTAATGCTTTACCAATTGGATCCGCCGTTCGTCGCGCTGCACATCACGCTGCACAGTCAGGTGCTACCCCAATAAATTCGGGGCCAACAGATCACACACCAAATTACCATCTAACACTTTCTTCTACGGGTATACACGCAAAGGGTAATTGGAGTCATGTACGACAACATCTAAATAACGGCGGCGTTGCTGCTATGGTATTTGCGGTTGGTAAAGGTAAAAAATTGCCAACCCATGTTCATGATGAAGCAACAGGTGTAACACATCGAGTTGTTGATGGAGATGAGAGTGACCATCGTCACATGGATCATGAAAATAACGGAATACCGCATGGTACAGGAGTAATTGCAGGGCTTCGCATGAAGGGCGGAAAGAAGATGCTTGCAGCAGCAGGAGACTTTGCGGTAAAAGTTCCTCACGGAGCAACAGTTGTCCGTGTACCACCTATTCACGGAACAACCATGCACGGGGCAACAAAATCCCCATGATAACCAAGAACACAGAAATACTAAATAGTTAAAACTGTAGCATTATTCTAGAAACTAATGTTAACAGATTAAGTTTCGAAACTAACAAAAAAGGACAGAAAAATGATTGATCGTAACGCATACACCTCCCTAAACGAAGCAGCCGCTAATGTGGCTGTGGGCAAGTCTTCGATGAGACCTGCTATGGGGATGAATGCCCCTAATATGTCAAACTCAAACTCACCCGCACAAGGCATTCAATGGGGTTCTTCCGCTATCGGTGGAGCCATGAACGCAACTGAACTCGCGGCTTGGCTTTCGGGTCAGGGTAATGTTGGAGTCGAAGACGCAGCGAAGTCTGCTGCTGCTACTCCATCGGGTACTGCCTCTGCATTGAGCATGAAACCAGGTTCGTCTGTTTCACAGACAAGTTCTCCCGTTCGCACGGCAACTAAGACCACATCAAAGCGCACTGCGCCTCAAGCAACGGTTGCTGATAGCATTGAGTATACCGCACAAGAAATTCTTGACATTCTCTCTGAGGCAACAGGCTTCAACGGAGCCGCTTTGTCAAGATCACTTTCAAATGGAACTCATGCGGCTTATCTTTCTCAGTTCACCCCATCAGCAGGGGGTGCGGGAAAGATCTCTTCGCGTGGGAATGTGATGAGTCGATCATCAGGGACTTCATCAAGAACTCCAAAGGCTCCTGTCGGCGGTGGCAAGGCATCGGTTGCTGACAGCGTCGAAGTAGATATTGATTCAACCATCTCCGAAAAATCCAATGGATGGGGTGGTCGTAATATTGGTGGTGCAAGAAACGCTTCTGAACTAGCCGCATGGCTTGCCCAAAACGGTCAAGTGGGTGTTCAAGGACAAGCCGATAGTGGTGGTAATGAGGGCCCAAATAATCATGGTATTAGACCGTGGAATCCAGGTGCTTCAGAGCCTAACTACGGTCGTAGAGTCACAACCAACTACATCGAAAGCGGTAAGAAGTATGTTCCAAGACCACCGAAGCCCGATAATTATGTTCCACCTGCAAGCAAGAATGTGACTGGAGCAGTTCGATCTCGTCCTCCTGTTGCACCAACCCGTTATGGAGCAATGTCAAACAGAGGGCAAACAGTTGCTGACAGCGTCGAAGTAGATATTGATTCAATCATTGCAGAAGGAGTTGAGCGATATGGTGAGGAAGTTTTCCTCGATATCATTGCCGATTTCGATGCAACGGGAGAAATGTCACAAGAACTCTTTGATCTTCTTGGCTAATCTAGATCACTAAAGCGTATACCGAAGAGGGGAGAGAAATCTCCCCTCTTTCATTTGATAAATACCTTCATGTCCAACTCATTTAATGACTCAATCAACCGCATTCTCCTAGAAAGTCGCAATGTAGATCTTTCAGGAAAATACACCTTGTTCACTCTTTATACTGACAACACCGCTACCCTTCATATCTTTGAAGACGCAGGGAGTTATGAAGCAATGAAATTCAAATTTTCGTCAAACGATAACATCAAGAGACTTGGCGCGACAAAACTTCCAGAAAACACCACTTTCAAGAAATTGTCTGAATCCTTGGAACGCAAGTTCAATGTTCCGAAGGACACCATCAACATCCGTACTCACGACAAGGCTCAAGAACAGCCCACAGAGGCTCCTGTAGCCCCAAAGGCAGTCAAGGAGTCCTCCAAGACACCCAAGAAGGGATCGGTCTTAGAGAGCGTTCTACGGGGCAGAGAGAAGTTCAACGCGAAACCACGAAATCAACAAGAGATCAACAGCCTTCCTACAGAGGCAACGGAACCGTCAATCAATTCGTTTAGACCCAATTCATCTCAAAAAATTGATATGTCTAATTTTCAAGGTTTGGACTAACTTATGCCGCACAACAATGACATTCCATATTTGGTCAAGTATCGCCTCCAAGGTGACGCAGGGCGCAGCCCTCGCACGGTCAAGGTCATGGCAAGAAATCAATCCGATGCCAAGAAGGCTGCTATCGCTTCCATCCCTGACGCTAAGATTATCGGTGGCCCGAAAGAACTCAAAGAGGGGACAGGAGACTTTGTTGCTAGTGTCGCAAAGTGGCTCTCTCGTTGCGTTGGCAAAACCTGCCTCGCGTACACTCAAGCCCCGATAGACCCCAACAGCGGAACTCTAGGTCATGTCCGCAAGCGCGTGACTAGAGAAATCGCTCAGACCGTTGGAAATAAATTAGTCAATATTGGTGATGGTAAGGCTGTAAAGACAACCATCACTGTAGGCAAGAAGCGTAAGGCAACTCCTCGCAAGAAACGCTAAAGGATCACGCAGTTTTTAACTCTGCGTTTACTGACCGCCAACGGTCGTAGCCCCTTATATTCCATAAATGAATTTCTACTTTTATCACTTCTGATAATAAAGTAGACTTCGTCTTGTTGTCTCAGATCATGAATAGATTTGAGAATTGCAGTAACCTTGAGGATCAATTCTGAATCTTTAATGGAATAGTTCCCGTTGAATGTGTGAATGATCACAGCCCCATTGGGGCTTATGTCTGTACCAAAGACCACATCAATTGATTCTGCTTTAGTTGCAAGTCTTGCGATGTTTTTACTGAGTTTGAAGTAAGGGACTGTTGCGTTTGGATCTCCCATATGGACGATAGTGACCAATTCCTTCTCGACAGCCTCACGGATGAGCAACCTACCTTTCTCGCGATAGTAATTGTCAGCAGATTCCCAATTTTCCGCATCTTCTTTCTTTATTGAAAGTGGGTACTGATTGTTGTCTAAATCCACTAGAAGAATATCTGCCTTTGGTTTGTCGTGGGATTGAGTATATTCGGGTGGGGGTAGGATTGCTTTTATACAAGCATTTACCCGAAATTCCCTTTTATTAGTGCTGAACACCACATTGATTGGGCCATGTTTTTCAAGTACTCTGTTAAGAATGCTCAATAAGGTTGTTTCATTCCTAATGCCAGCGGACAGTCTGCCTTGAGCATTCTTCAACTTCACTAGAATAGAATATTCATTGCTAGCAACAAGCCCACCGATACTTGACCCTCTCAAATTCTTATCGTGAGGAAAGCCTGTTTGCTTTTCAATCTGTTTTAGTAGGGTGGGTCTATGTTCATCAGTAAGAACGATGATCTGTTTTGCATTTGTGTATCTGTCGTTCTTCTTCTTGATCTCATAGCCAAGAATTTCTAGTTGATTGACAATTTCGTTTCGCTTCCCAATATTTTGATTTCTGACAGAGAGTTTATTCATAAATGATTCTTTCCTAAATAATAGTATGGCTTACACACTACATGTTCTTGGTGCAGTTGATTACTCTATGTGTTGTCCTTGCGTATGTATCTTTACTGGTGGAGCGGTCTTTAATTATGAGTCATGCATATTCTTTTATCTCACCGACACTAAGAAGTATGCCCAAAAATTCAATGGAAACATCCACGGTAAACTTTTCTCTGAATGGGAAGAGGAAATGGAGAGGTACTGTTCTATTGCAGATTGGGCAATGGATATTCTCAAAGGATGCTCGCAGGTGGCTATTGAGGGTTATGCGTTTGGAGCAACAGGTAAGATTTTTAATATTGCAGAAAATACCTGCATTTTGAAGTATAAATTATACCAAGAGGGCATACCAACTACTATCATTCCACCGACTGAGAATAAGAAATTATTTTGTGGGCGCGGAAATGGTGATAAAAATGCAATGCACGATGCATTTCTAGCAGAAACTGGAATAAATTTGAAACTGATACTTACCCCAAATAAACAGGACTCTGTGTCGCCAGTTTCTGACATAGTAGATTCTTATGCGCTATGTAAGATTCTACATAGTCAAGTGATTCTCAATTCAATTTAGCGGCTCGACACATCGACATCTTCATTGAGAGGTTGTGGAGTTGACATAACTTTTCTTTTTGTTATGTACCTCGACCAATAGTACGACCCAACAGCCACAACCATACCCACATAGAAAAGTACTGCATACCAATTGATGCGGCTGAGACTTATCATAGTCCCCGCAGGAAGCACCACAGGTGTTGTTGCAGGAATTGATGTTGATGTCGCTTCCATAGTTCTAATTGGAGTATTCTCAGGAAGAATCACAACAGAATCCTTTGGGAGAACAATTGTCATTGGTTCTTTTGTGTTCTGAACTAATACTTCAATAGGCACATCAATCTTCACTTCAGTCTTCTTTTCGGTCTTCATTAAAGTGTCAACAGGAATCTCTGCAATGACATCTTCAACGACAACAGATTTGGTTGGCTTGGTGAGTATATCAGGAACCTTCTCAGTGAGTGGTGGGGTTCTGATCTGTGTAGTGCATGATGCAAGTGTGAATAGAACGAGAAGTGATATTGTAATGATGATGTTTTTCATGACTTGTTTCCCGCTGCTGCCGTTCCAAAGTAGAAACCAGATAAGGCCAGAAGTATTTGACGGTTCTCTTGTGTAAACAAGAATCCATGAACTTCAGTGAAGATTATATTTGTAGTCTGAGGAATAAGCCCAAACAGAATTTCAGGATTTGTGTCAACAACTTCTACAACCGTGGGAATACCAAAGAATGGGAGAATGAATGGAGCAACAATCGTTCCAAACAAAATCGTCAATACAATCATTTGTCTGACACTCTTTCCAATATCAAGAGGTACTCGTTCGGCAGCACCTTTGCGAGTTGCTTCATCGTGGATCTTGTTTGCTGTTAGCCGTTCAAACATCTCCTTGTCGGCAATGCGTTTCTCTGCCATATGACGGAAGAGGAACCCCGCGAAACTTCCTCCGATCAGTGTAATAAGTTCAGTTGCTATCATTGGACTCTCCGTTGTAATTTGAGATAACATCATATTGAATCTACTCACTTTTTATATAAAGTTAGTTCTCTTTGTCATGGATCTTCGACGCTTACTATTTGCACGACCGCGCTTCCCCTTTGACTTTCGTGCCGCCTTGACTGCTCTGCGTGATCGAAGTGCCTTCTCGGCTCCACCAACCTTCACACAAGTTCTACCGCCCCGCTTTCCAAGTTTCTGACCTGTGGGACACTTGAAAATGATTTTCTTTTTACCACCACGAATGACAATCTTTCGTTTGGCTCCTTCAGCCAACAACTCAAGTTCTTCAGCCGAAATGAGTTCTAGGGCAGTCTCAACATCAATGGTGTCAACCCCATGAACAACATAATGTGTTTCCATAAGGGTAGTGTTTTTAATGTCAAGAGATAGTTTCAAACTTTCTGCTTGAGATCTCTTTTCCATTGCTTGTTTTGCTGCTAGGACAACATCCTTATCCTTATGTTTCAATCCTTGACTAATATGTTCAGGAGTAGCATTTGGGTGTTGCATTGCTGCATGGGCAACAGCATAATGCTCATGTTTCAATCCTTGACTAATATGTTCAGGAGTAGCATTTGGGTGTTGCATTGCTGCTCGGGCAACATCATAATGCTCATGTTTCAATCCTTGACTAATATTGTCAGGACTAGCATTTGGGTGTTGCATTGCTGCATGGGCAACAGCATAATTCTCATGTTTCAATCCTTGACTAATATTGTCAGGACTAGCATTTGGGTGTAAGACTGCTGCTCGGGCAACCCTCCAATTCTCATGTTTCAATCCTTGACTAATATGTTCAGGACTAGCATTTGGGTGTGAGACTGCTGCTCGGGCAACATTATAATCCTCATGTTTCACTCCTTGACTAATATGTTCAGGAGTAGCATTTGGGTGTGAGAGTGCTGATTGGGCAACAGCAGCATCCTTATGTTTCAATCCTTGACTAATATGTTCAGGAGTAGCATTTCGGTGTGAGACTGCTGCTCGGGCAACATAAGAATCCTTATGTTTCAATCCTTGACTAATATGTTCAGGACTAGCATTTGGGTGTGAGACTGCTACTTGGGCAACCCTCCAATCCTCATGTTTCAATCCTTGACTAATATGTTCAGGACTAGCATCTGGGTGTGAGACTGCTGCTTGGGCAACAGCAGCATCCTTATGTTTCAATCCTTGACTAATATGTTCAGGACTAGCCTTTGGGTGTGAGAGTGCTGCTAGGGAAACCCTATAATCCTTATGTTTCAATCCTTGACTAATATTGTCAGGACTAGCATCTGGGTGTGAGAGTGCTGCTCGGGCAATCCTATAATCCTTATGTTTCACTCCTTGACTAATATGTTCAGGAGTAGCCTTTGGGTGTTGTATTGCTGCTCGGGCAACATAATAATCATTATCCTTCAACCCTTGACTAATATGTTCAGGAGTAGCATTTGGGTGTTGCATTGCTGATTGGGCAACCTCATAATTCTCATGTTTCAACCCTTGACTAATATTGTCAGGACTAGCATTTGGGTGTTGCATTGCTGCTCGGGCAACCCTATAATCCTTATCCTTCAACCCTTGACTAATATGTTCATGAGTAGCCTTTGGATGGCTGACTGCTGCTTGGCGAACACCAAAATACCCATCCTTCAACCCTTGACTAATATGTTCAGGAGTAGCATTTGGGTGTTCCATTGCTGCTCGGGCAACCTCTATCCGATCAGACTTCATCATTCTTGATAGAATTTCAGGATGAGTGTTTCTTTTGGGATCAGCAAAGTGGGCTTCAGCGTGACCTTTTCCAAACTCATCGTACATCTTGTGTTGCTTTTCAACACTTAGATTCTTGGCATCACCCGAAAAGAAATCATAGACCTCTTTTTTCTTACCCGTCATCAAGGCACTTGTCTGCTTCTGAATATGATGCGCTTCATCAGGTCTGATCGTAGTATTGTCTTGATTCACAATACCTCGATCACCAAAACCATGAGAACGAACCATTTCACCTCGATGGTTTGTGTAAAACAAGATCCCGTGACCATGCGAATAGTGCTTGAGGTGGGCTACATCATGATTACCTTTGACACACCAAGTACAAGAAGAACTCGTATGCTTCTTGATTGTATTTGAGATTTTCTTGAATTCATCATCGTCCTTGACATCATTGACATGAACCTGATGAACATCAAGAACCCCATGCTCAGGATGTTGAATCTGACCGATATGGTACTTGTCCATACCCTCAAGTTTACTCGCTGTTACTGTTGATTTTTGGTCACTCTGAGATCGAAGGAATCTTGATATCGAATCGTGTGTATGATCCTTCAAGTTTCCCGTAAGATCACCATTGGTCTTACCTTTTCTCCATCCTTTGATGACATGCTTGAGACTTAGTTCGTCTTCATTTGGATTGTAGGTCTTGTCCAAGAACTGTTTGGTGGCATAAGTCCCCTCATCATGACCTTGAACATGAGGATGCGCTGCCGCTATTCTTCTTCTAGCCTCTTCAGGATCCTGATGAACCATAGGATGGTCTTTATGATGCTTCATGTACCGATTGATAAACTCATCAATTTTTGCTTCGATTAGGTATTCTTTGAATGATATCATTGTGTGAGAGGATTCTTTCTGCGCCACATAGGAGTCTTTGTCCGTGACTTGATAGGAGGAATCTCCCCCGTGGACACTCCCGCAAGACCCGCTCCTGAAGCCGTGTTAGCGACTCCTGCATCCTCGTCGAGCATGAACATAAGCATCTCCATCTTGGCAGGATCGTTCTGTGCTTCCTCTAGGAGAGCATTACCCTCTGCTTGAAGGGCTTCTGATAGTACTTGCGAGTATTTCTTCATATTCTTCTCAATTCTTCGAAAAGTTCGTTGTCTAGACTTATTTCTCTCAGAACCACTTCAGGAATCTCTTTGTGTAAAGTGTTGAGATATTGAAGATAAGTCTTTAGTTGGCTGTGATACTTCTGTTCCATCCTAAAGAACAGAATTCTGTTCCCATTCTCAACCCCAAACACATTGATAAAGACCGTAAGGTGGTTGAGTATCAACCTATTACGCTGACTTCTGTCCCCATCAAGGCGGTTTATGAGCCTCTTGAGGTACTTGATCCTGTCCAAATCCTCATAGAACTCCTGTAGAGAAGTACATTGGGGATTATCATAATGTTCAAGTGCGAAGGCTATGAATCCTTCTTCACATAAAAGGTTCATCATAATGAAAATCTTATTCTTTGGTTGACATGTAAATTTCAGCGTCGAGAGAGTACAAGCCACCAGGAACAGCCATCTTGCGAATCTTTATATTTCCGTGCTGCTTTGCGCGAAGGAAGATGATATCGTCCGTGTATGCATTTCCTGTAACTGGGTGTTCGCCTTGAAGATTGTCGTATTGAGATATCTTGTAAGTTCCTGATCCGCCATCGTAATCCTCAACATTGATGCCGATAGTTTGCAATTCAGCAAAAAGACGGTTGAGGGAATCGGTTGGGTGAAGGTGGGATCCCATCAACGAACGCTTGATGAAGAAGTTGATAGTTTGAAGGTTCTCTTCTTTCTCAATGTAGAACAACCCTTCCTTGTCAAGAGCAGATCGGTGGTTGGTATTGTAAGTTGTTTCCTTCAGAGTCGCAGTTCTGATGGCGTTTAGGGTCTTGGCTGCGGCATCTTGTAGGGGGTCTTTTCGCGTGAAATAACTCATTTTCTTCTCCATGTTTGGGCATTATTATGTATGAAAGAAAAGACGGGGAGTTTTTGGCTCCCCGTCTTTAATTTGATCGTCTTAGATGTTCTTACTTATTCCAGGGTAGTTTCTTTGAAAACCATCCCCAAAGAGGCTGACCAATCAAGGCTCCCGCAACGAAGATTACTACTGCGAAGAAAGCCGTACCTAGCGAACTTGATATAAATTCTGACATTTTTGCTCCTTTGTAAAGCAGGTTCTAATCTACTATATATGGTCATTTTTCAACGATGCTAAATACAGTAGGAGACAATCACTATGGCTATACAGTACACACAGTCGTTCGCGATCCCTTCGGGGGGATGGACAGGATCCGCTCAAGGCATCATTATTGGGGGAATCACAGGCATTACCGCAAATGTCCGCTTGTGGGGTGACGGAACAAACGCATTGGTTCCTGTTTCTCTAGCACCAGGGGTTATCTTGGACATGAAAGTCCGACATGTGTTCCACTCAGGAACCGTCACAGGCTTGAATTAAAGCGTAGGCATTTCTAAAGACTGCCATTGTCTGTACAAACGAATCGCACGAATAAGCCCAAGGACATAATCTTTGGGCTTTTTCACATATTCCTGAAGGGTTCCCGTCTCACAAGCGATAAGGATCACGATCTGTTCGACCTTCTGACCCGTGAGTTCTTGGTACATGAGAGCATAAGCAGTCGCTTGCATGAAGTATCCTTTGATGGATGACTCATACTTCTCTCTCGTAGACCCCTTAAAGTCAACCACAGACAGTTTCCCATTGTAATCGCAGATACAGTCTACTCTTCCTGCCAAGCCTATAGACTCGCTCCACAGCGACTTTTCTAGGGCATAGACATTGGTGATCTTGTTGGCAACATGATCTCTCATGCTCATGTACAGATTGTTTATTTCTGTGTCCTCATTGAGAATTTCGGGATGGTTCTTGAGGAGGGTTTCCATCATGGAGTGAATGGTATTTCCTCGATCACAAACCCGAATCATTTCCTTGGGATTGTTTTTTCGCCAAATGTCAAAACCTGCCTTACCCTCAAATCCCGTGACCGTGGTGACTGATGGTAGGGACTTACCTGATGGAGTGGTGTAGGTTCTACCGTTCTCGTTTTGAACTACTTGAAGGTCTGCCGTTGGAATGTCACATGGTATATAATTGTACATAAATTTTTGTTATCGAACCTGTTCGTAAGTAGGTGGCACATATGACCGTGCAGCAGTCTCATGGAGAACTTCGTTGAAGTACGAAATTGCTTCTCCTGCCGACATACCACTATACCGTGCATCGCGTAGCATGTCAATATAAATCGGATTAGAAATAATTACTCTCCAAGGAATGTTCATACGATCCGCACACTTATGCATGAATGCTTGATCAGATTCACGAATTGGTTTTGGGTTTCTTGACATGTTTCTTCTTCTCCTTTACTTCGGTCTTCGGCTCATCAATATAAAAGAATCCTGCACGAATTAGCCTATTTACACGGGCTTTCTTGAGTTCATCATCACCCGAAAGAATTGCGGTGAGTGCATGATTGATGTGTGGTAGTGCTTTCTTCGGCATACAACTATTTAGGAAACGGAATTTATTTGAGGTGATAATAAAAAACCCTCCCCTGCATAGCAGGGGAGGGCGGCGGCGAAATTCCTTGTCGTGGGATTTACCAAATCCCAGACGCACAATGACCAGCGTAATCACGCGAACCACTGTCTCCACGATCATTCTTGGTTTGAAGAACGAGGCACTATTATGTATATCCACAGAAATCTACAAAATAAAAAGAACCCCCGCAGATCAATACGGGGGTTCTTCGTTCATAATAACTAAATCACATTATGTCAATCTTCCCCTGCAAGCCCCTTGAAGAAGGCAAGTGCGTCATCTTCGTCACCCGAATCTTCCTTCGGCTTGGCTGAACGACCTGGATTCTTTGCTTCAACGGCAGGGAACTTCGGGGTGAACTTCTTCTGAGGCGCAGAATCTTCTTCATCAAGATCCATATTCTCTGCCTTTTGTGTCACAGAACCGTTCACAACCGATTGGAACTTTACTCGCAATTCTGCGTGTGGCTTGAATTGCTCAGGCTTGACAAACTCAATCAAGGAATATTCCTTGCGCCACAGTTCTTCAAGTGCCTTGTCATTGCCCTCAAGCAATGGGGCTGATGCAGAAAATTCACTCTTATCGTAATTTGTGTAACCTTCCACATTGCGAATCTTCAACTTAAAGTTTGCGCCCTGCCAAAAGTCAAAAGGATTAACAGCATCCTCATCCTTGTATTGGGGGTTCATCTTGTCGTTGATCTTGTCAAAGATCTTCTTTCCGTAGCGGAATAGAAAAGTCTTGCCGTTGTTAGCGGGATTCGTTGGGTCATCGACAACAAGAATGTTGCTGATGTATGACAACTTGCGCTTGCGGTCTCGCGCAATGTTCTTGTCATCTTCAACCCCACTATTCCACAATTCGTTGTTTGCCTCACAGACAGGGCATTTGCCGCCGATAGTCGTTGGGCAGTTCTCGATATACCAACCACCCTTAGATTGGAATCCGTGCGAGAAGATTCGAACCCAAGGAAGATCTTCATTTGGTGGTGCAGGAAGGAAGCGGATTGCTGCATATCCGTTTCCTGTCTTATCGACCTCTGCCTTCCAAAAGCGATCATCCTTGTATGAGTTCTCACTAGCACCCTTGACGACCTTATCAAGTTCCTTGGCGATCTTTGAAACATCGGTTTTAGAACTCTTCTTCAATCCTGAAAATGAATCTGACATAGTTGTGTTCTCCTTGAACGGTGTGTACTGCGAATGACTGATTATACGAGATATTTTTGGTTTGTCAAGAAAAAGGTAGAGATTTCTTTCTTGGACGCAGATTGACTTCCATCGCTTCTTGCTCAATGTTTTCGACAATTGGACGAGAAATATGCTTGGCAATCATGACTACATCAATCGAATGCTCATCACACAGTTCTAAAACAGCGTCCATGTATGTCATTTTTCGGACAGAAACCATGTTTTCAATTAAGTTGGATACTTGTGTGGGGTCGAGCATAAGGGAATTATACACTATTTAGTAGATATGTCAACACATAAATAACGATAGTCAAAAGAATATTTCAAAGGAACCACCCCAATGGCACTCGACACCAATGCAAATTTCGTAGTTTCAGGCGCAACACAAGAAGGCACAGTTGCCACCGATTACTCAACACTTGAGTCATCACACTTCCAAGTAACAAAGATTTCCTTTGGTGGTACGGGGGAAGAACCGATTCGCGTTACTGATTCGGTTGGGCTTCCTGTTGACATTTTGGGTTCTCCAACTGTAACTGTCTCCACAATCTCTCCTGGGGCTGTAGTGGGTATTGCAGGGAATGTTGCTATCTTCGGCATTTCGGGTGCTACTGCTGTCGGGGTGACCGCTACCGATCTTGACATTCGATCCCTGACCGCAGGAGATCCCACACTAGGTCTTGCCGTTGGTGCTGACTTCGTGCGTGTGGTAGGCTACTCAGGCGGTTGGGCTGTAGGCGTGACCGCAACTAACTTTGGTATTCGTGCTTTGACTGCGGGGGATCCTACGACCGCAACCGCAACAGGAGCGGATGTTGTTCGTGTCGTTGGATATTCGGGTGGATGGGCAATTGGAGTGACTGCTACTGATTTGGACATTAGAAGTCTTACCTTTGGTTCTGATAGCGTTTCTGTGTTGAATACAGTTGCTGTTAGTTCCAGTGAGTTACCTTTCTCTGTTCCTCTTTCGGTGGTTACGGGGTTTCCGACAAGACTTCTTAGGTCAACCTTAGCGGGGGATAGAGTAACTTCTTTTGCCTCAATGCAATCGGATGTATCGGCAACTTCACCAAACGAAGATACTGTCCGTGTCGTTGGTCTTTCGGGAGCCTATCCTGTTGACTCTATGATGATGGGTCTTACTAATCTTTCAGACAGAACATCTCGCAGCCCATTTCGACTCAATTCTACGGGTGCTTTGTTTGTCAACCTTGAGGCAGGAAGCATCGGAGTTACGGCAGAAATTAGTGGGGCTAGCATCGTTCTAACGGGGCTTTCTCTTGCAGATGCAACTACGGCTGCTATGACCATTCAAATCAATGGTTACACAGGAGCGGGTGCGAGATTGATTGGCATTACTGCTACCGACCTAGACATTCGTGGTCTAAGTTTTGGAACCGATTCCGTTACCGCACATATTGTGTTCGATGCAAACACAGAAGTTGGAATCACGGGTGCTGCATGGTCAGTCTTGGATAGATTGGATGATACTATTGTTGACGCAGGACCATTCAAGAGAATAAAGACTGACGATGCAAACGCAGCAAATATCAATACCCTTTTGATAGAATCGGGTGGTATTAGAGATGATATTAACAGCCTTGAGGCGTTTGTAAGTTCTGTATGGCAATCAAACCCCGCAGCGTTGAGGGTATCTGTGATGTCTGTGGCTCAACCATCGGGTGGAACAGCAGGGCGAGTATCACCACCGATCAATTCTAGTGCTGCAATGAATTTGGGATCGGCGGTACTTCAAAGTGGAGTTCACTTCAAGTCTGATTTGATCAACACTAATACGACAATCTTCATTGGAATGAATGCGGGAGTCACCGCAGGTAGAGGATATCCACTCTACAACGGCGATCAAATCTTCATCGAAACAGACAATACAAGTAGAATTTGGGTGTCTTCGGACACCGCAGGAACAACCCTCTATTACATTGGAACCTAAATATGTCAAATGACTTTATCAATCGCAGAAATTTATCGAATCGTAGCAGACCATCAAGCCCCGTACTCGCTGAGTTTGAATTAATTCTTATTCCTGAGTTTGATAGTTTTTACTACCACAATCCACCTGGAACTCAAGGTGGATCAAAAACCGAGAATGTCAATGGTATTGGTCATATTGACGAAACAACCGAAAATGTAATTGGATTGCTAAACCCGTGGAACGATGGGGCTGATATTCCTGCTGAAGGTGGTATGTTTAGTGTTCTTTTGAAGCCAAGAACACCTATTCGAACATTGTTAGGGTTCAATCTTTCAGCCATTCCTACTAACGCTTCCGTATTTGATGCGAAACTTCTGTTTACTATTTCAAGTCACAAGAGTTGGCTTGGAACAAACCCATTTGGATAAAAGAAAGCCCCCATGCGAATAACCACACCCGACTACCCTATTCCAACAGCAGACAAGGTTCTTTATGTTTCCCCTAACGGAAGTGATATCTTCGGAGACGGAACAAGAGATAACCCATACTTTAGTATCAAGGTGGCATACGCCGCTGTTCCTACCACGAACGACAAATGGTTTATTGTGGCATTAGACGGGGTCTATTCACTCACACGAATCGAAAATGCGGGAGCAACCATAGCATGGAGTAGTACTCCAGGAACTAGTGGTAATGTGTTAACAGGGTTGGTTTTAGGTAATGATCTTTCATCTCAATCCCTTACTCGTAGTAAAAATGTATGTTTGATGTCAGAAAACCTTGGCGGGTGTAAATTAATAGGTTCGGCTGAAATCCCCATTATTGGCGAAATTGATGGATTAGCCGTATATGACAGAGGAATGTTGTTATCTAGTAGAGGAATTGGTAAATCTTCCCTAGCAGATTATTACATTTACACTCAAGAGTTAGAGACCGATATAGTCGTAAAAGACGATCTCAACACGATTACTTATCCTGCCATGTTAAATCGTTTAGAGGGAGATACCCCCGCAGAATTTTTTGTGGCAGGAACCAATTCATTCACGATTCCCGCAACCAAAGGAGTTCCAACTGCCCTAGACATAAACGGGATAACCTTCGGTTGTTTGAGAACATCAACATGGACTGCAACACAAAATGCAGGTATCACTATTTTTAAAATAAACCTAGACAATAACGGTCAACACATAACCGATCTTATTACGGCTGAGACTGTCAATTTACCTGGTATCATATGGGAAGACACAACCTTTCTATGGCATAATGGTAATAATGGAGTTCAATTTAGTAAACTTGCAAAGGTTGATTTTGTTGACGGTGTCTGTACTGCTGTTTATAGTGACATTCGTGTTGGCGACAGAATCGTCGGTCTTGCCTTGATAGGGAATAAGAAATTTATCACAAAGGTTGGACAATATGGCACTGAGATAACTCCAACTTCTCATAAAATTTATTACAAACCAAGAGAAGCAACAGCACCAACAACAATTAGATACCCAGCAATAACAACAGCATTCGTATCTGGGAATGTGAATAATCTAGAAGTCACGGGATTTGAGATAGGTGAGTTTGAGGATGCAGCATGGATGCCTCTAACCATAAACACCTCATCCAATAACAAATTAAAATACAACATTATTCGTGACCCAAAGACCGAGGGCGTGGCTGTGAGTAGAGGAATTAATTATGAAATTCACGGAAACCTGTTTTTGCGGTGTGGTCGTAGATGTATTACTACATCAAGTAACGCTGCAAATCTCCCCGTGACACAAAATGTCAGAATAACTAATAACACTTTGTTGTTTTGGCGAGAACGAGCAGCAATTTACAATCAAGCAATTCGTGGTATTCATATTGAAGGAAATTTTCTCACCACTCTTTACTCACAACATGGTGATGTAATTGCCGTCTATGAAGGCTCAACAGATTGCACAATTAAGAGAAACTTTGCCTATACTCCTGAAGATATTGGTGTTCGCATCCAAGGGTATACCAAGGGAGGTTATACACTAAGCAACAACATTTTCTACTCAGATCCTGGATTGATCATTGATAGATTCCGAGGTATTAATCAAATAACAGATGCTTTGTCATTTGATAAACAGCACGATAAAGCAACATTCCATGTAGATCACAATTACATTAGTCATTCGGGGAGTAAACCCGACATGACAACAGATGTTTGGTGGGGAATGTACAACAGAAAAATCAGAAATAATATTTTATCGGGTTCGGTCGATTCCCTTGATAAATCATCTACGGGTTTAATCGCAGGAACGAATGGTTCTTATGCTGTTATAAATGGACTTGTAGGTTCGGGTTCTGCCGTAGGCAAAAGTATGACCATGCCTACATTATATCAATCTGCATATGAAGGATTGCTACCAGCCGCATATAATGGTAGTACAAATACCCCCTCTTCATCATGGGTTGCGGGGCGTTTTGTCCCCCCTGTAGGTGGAATCACGATGGAACAGTTTCCTTCGGGGCATTTTGCGTGGTCATATGATACAACAACTCCAAATTGGGACGGTACGGCTTGGGACGGGGTGCCTAGAGTCTACAACAATATTTTATTGTCACGAAACAACGGCTCTGATAGAGTTACCTTGGTTGATAATAGCATTACCATCACTCCTGGTTCCGCAGGTAGCACCAATGGTATTCCACTAGCCCAAACAAATACCATATTGGCTTCGGAAATTATCTACGCTAGTTCAGTTGCAATGAAAGATCGAGTAGAGGCATTGGCGGCTGGTACTAGAGATGCTACAGGAATTAACGGATTTTACGATTTTAGATCAAATCTTGCTCTAGATCCTGAAGAATTGATTGGCCCTGATTGGATTGGCCCACCCGTAATCCCTGAAGGTGGAGATTACTTGAGTTGGTGGGTGATGTCTGCTGGTATTATTGCTGGAGACACAACAACAAGCAATCCTGATCCTGATACCACTCCTATCGACAACCATCCGATCACAGTCGCACTTACTACATCTGATGTCATCTTTGGTGCTTTCGATTGGGATTTTAAGGACAACACAACAGCGACAAGACATGGTGCTGATTCGTTCTTTGTAACTTCGGGCATAACTCAGATTCCCAACTATCTTAATGATATCCCATTGTTCACAGATCCCAATAGAAACAATCCTGGGATTGGCCCAAGTCGCAGCAATGAACAAAATGCTGACAATGAACTCATTGGAACTCAAGGTGGAGTTTATGTCAATGGATCCAATATGGACTTCACATTGGATCCTACCGTTGGAAACAGAAACACATTGAACATAAACACCATTGCCACTAAGTTCATGCAAGAAGCAAGAGTCCTTGGTGGTGTGACCATGAACCTTATCCTTCACGGTAAGTCAGTACCTAGTGAGGCGTTCGCTGAGTACAAGTATGTTGCTGCTCCTTCTCCTGCTTTTCCTGAATTTCCTGAGAGTAATGAAAATATAGAAGGAGTTCATTTCGCTGATTTCTACCGAAAGTACGCCTACATTGCGTTCAATAGCCGCGAAGTTCCTGTTCAATCAATTACCTCAAATCAAATATCATTCCGCAAGAGTTTCCATCATGGGTTTGCAAAGTGGTCAAAGGCTGACCTAGCGGGTCTTTCTTTGTCAAATGGGGCAACGGGGGTTTCCCAAATTCAGGCTTTGAATAGTTCTTTGTGGAACACTCCACACGGTCTATCGTTTGGAGCCTTGTGTACTTTTGATGCCCTAACAACACCAATTAATGAAACCGCTAGTGCTATCAATGCTACTAATGTACCAACCAGCATTTCTTGTACGAACAAGACACTAAGGTTTGTTGGAATACAAAATCTGACCGCCCACTTCCAAGCGGTGGCAACTAAAGCATTCTCATTGTTTAGCACACTAACATTCAACCACAATGGTAAAATTATTGCTTCTGATCCACTCTTTGGTTTTGATGATCCAAATCCTGTGTATACTTTGACTAATCAGTCATCTCTAAGCATCAGAACTCAGTACGCTCACACTCATGGTAGCAAGAACTTGCTTGGGATCAAGTTTGCTTCGGGGGCAACAAGGCTATCTGATGGTACATCAAACATTGGTATTGTAGCAGGTTCCTACATTCGTATTAGTGGATCTTCGGTGACTTCCAACAACGGAATCTACCAAGTACTCTCAATACAGAACGGTATTCCTAATGATACGAATGAGAACACATCACTCACTGATGGTTTGTCCCCGTTCTCGTACCTAGAACTCAGTAGAGCCATCACACCCACAGCAGAAGGTAACAGCATTCTTATCGAGAATGTGAGCCATCTACCTATTCTGCACTTGAAGTATAGAACCTCGTAAAAGAAAGCCTCCTACGACAAGTGAAGAGTGTCGTAGGAGGCACATGTCGCGTTGTCAAAAATTGCGACTTTTTACGCCATTCTTGCCAAGGTGGGATTTGCTAAATTAGGTCACTGTTTCAATATCGAATGAATCGAAGACAAATGTTGCATTGATGGTTGCGGGGTCAACATCATTCATAGCAACATTCAAGTCAAACCCACTAATTGACACAGGGAACATCTTTTTGAATGTCCATCGAACATTAGCATTCTTTGCACTATTCAGGCAATGCACTACTCCGTCAGAATAGTAGTTTGATTCATTGGTTATAACATCCGTAAAATCTTCAAACGGCATGATCTCTCTCATCCAATAATACAATTCACGCCAATTAGTGAAGTTCTCGTCTACCATGAAGGTGACTCTAAGTTGGTCTAGTGACACAGATGATCCTGGAACATGGATAGGCATCATCGGAGTGTGTACAGTAACCTCTCCAATAGAGACGGAAGGAATGTTTACTGAAGTACACCAAAAAGTGACATTAGGCAACCGATTCAAAGTGAACTTAAAGTTCGTTGTGAGAAACGGATTAACTGTATCGGGGGTTTTCAGTAAGGTGTTATAGTTTAACCCCTGCTGATTTATAACAGGAATGTTGACTGATGTTTGTTCTATTGCCATAATACACTCCTCTCACTATTTATCGAAGTTCGCAACCGCCAGCAACACAGGCAAGTTCCTGTGCAGAGGTCGTGCAATCTTCCTTCTCGTATTGTTGTAGGAGATCCCAATCGACACCTTGAGGCATCTTAGCCACAAGTGCCTCATACTCCTCTTTTGTGCAATCTTGATATGGTGCTTGACGGTAGGAACCACCATCTTCGGGTAGAAAGGATACACCACAAACCTCATCAAAGTGAGCATAAACCCACGCTCCCACTTCTAGCCACTCATGTTCCTTGATGGTGACCGTGATTGAAGGATTGTGTTCCGTCCAATGCGTCTTGTACGCTAACCACAATTCTAAATGTTGAATTGCTGTCATATCCTTGCGAGTAGTCGAACCAACCGCAGACTGAGGAAACGAGAAGACAGTTGTGTACTCAGGCTTCATCACACAAGGTTCATATGGGAATCCCATGTCCTTCATCATTTGGCACAGAGGGTCTTTGTTATCTGAACGAACTGTACGAACATAGTACTCGCTGTGTCTCGGGTGAATCCCCGATGCGGTATTTGTTAATGCACTAACAGTTCCACTTGGTTTGACCGTAGTAATGGCTGCTGATGCATTGATGCAAATTTTCTTAGCATATTCCTTATTAGTTTCAATAGCAACCTTCTTCATGTCAGTCAACAACAAACTCAAGGCACTTTCTCCCTCATCTCCACGGGTAAGCGCATTATCCACAATACCTGTGAGAGAGACTCCAAGGAGGGCTTCCTCTTCGCAGTTCTTTTTCCAGTCGGAAGATAGGAATGGGAAATTTGTCAATGATGCCTGAAAAGTGCCAAGAATGGTTGCAAGACGCACCTTTCGCAGCAAAGAGTCCCGTGTGTCTGTTGGTCGAATGATGACCTCAGACAAATTGCAAAACTCTCGATCTCTGAGTAAAATTTCACCGCAGTTGTGGACAACCAATCCATTACAGACGAATCTTTCTATTTCGGGGACTGAACAATCATAAACATCTTCAATTCCATCTGCTTCAATGGAGATTATTTTTGTGTGTGATTTGTTTTGTGTGTTACCAATTGTTAGTTCATCGCTAACAATGCAATTACCCAATTCTTTCCAAGTGCCATCAGACATCAATAGTCTGTGATTGTCTGTCGCTCGTAATTGATAACCCGCTTCTGTTGTTACCTTGTAAAGTTGCTTTGTTCCTGTCTTCACAAAGCCAGTAGAATCATACTCTCCATCACATACGGCAATGAATGGAACACCAATGAGACTCTCTACACTTCGCAACCCATCATTGGTGGATATCATCATATCCTTAGAGACGCATGGATTTACACCCATGTCATGCGAAGCATCTCTACGCTCACCCAATTTCATTAAATTCTTCTTTTT